TACCGGAATTTTCATTAACCTTGCCCCCGGTAAAAACACTAGGGTTTGGGGGGCTCAACTTGAACAATCGCAGTTTTTAACAAGAAAAGGAGTTGTGACTAGTTACATACCTACAACGTCAACAGCGTTAACTAGAACCGCCGAGCTTTTAGTGGGTCAAGTAAATGCTTCGCAAATAAATTCAGAGGAAGGTGTTTTTCTATTTGAAGCGAAAATGACAAATTCCGGCACAAATGAATTTATTAACCTGATAGGAACTGGAGGCATAAGCACTAACTCGCTAAGTATGTACGGAAACAGCGGTGGTAACACTAGCGCAAGAATGATAGTTGGAGGGGCTCAACAGTATTTTCCATTAGGAGGCGCGGCTTCAAAACTTGTTTACAACAAATTTGCTATAAAATGGGATGGCACAACCCTAAAAACTTTCGCTAATGGTGCTTTAGTAGGAAACGTTTCTCAAAATAATAGTTTTGCTGCAGGTGTTTTAAATCAAATTCATTTATCAACAGGTCAAAGATTTGCTGGAAAAATTAAAATGCTAGCGGTGTTTAATGAAGCCTTAACGGACGCAGAAGTAATTGCTATAACAACTTAAAAACATGGGATTAAAAATAGGTAAATACGCTTTTACATCTAAAAAACAAGCGTTAAATAAAATAAAGGGTTTAGGAATAGAAATTGACGACAACGGAAATGAGGTTCCAACACATAACCATGGGGCGGTAGAACTAGGGCCCGAAGAGCTGTCTCCAAACATATATGACGAAGAGACCGGAGAATTAATACAACCCGCTATTTACGGCACTGACTATTTGGTAGATGTCTTATGGGTTGACCTTGAGGAAAACGAAGACGGTAGCGTTAACCACCCTTACGGTTGGGCTACATACTCAGTTAATGTTTCAGACGAAGGAGTACACGGCTTTTTAGGATTAAAATATCAAGAATTAAAAATAACAAATAACTAAACAAAAAACAATGGGACAATACGGAAATCAACCAGATTTTGCAACATCAGCTACACAAGTAGCTTCACTTCCAGCAACGCCTAAGGAGCCTTCTGCTATTTATATAGGAGAGCTAACAGATTCGGCTGCTGCAGCATCTATCGTAGTTAACTTAGGTAACGATAATACTAACGTTACTTTTAAAGGTATCGCTACAGGATTTTTACCTGTTATCGTAACTAAAATAGTATCTGCTGTAAATATAAACGCAAATAGCATAATTTTTATTAGATAAGTAATAACTTATTTATTCAGGTAATATTATAGTAAAGTAATCAATTAAATATAATAAAATGGAATCACAAAAAGTTACAAAAGAACAACTACAAAAAATCCAAGACCAGCAAAAGAAACTAAGAAACGTTTTAACTGACATTGGAGTTATAGAGGTTCGCAAACACGAAGCGCTACACGCTCAGGCTGTTATTTCTCAGGAAATAGAGGAAAACAAAAAAGAATTGGAAAAAGAGTATGGTGCAATAAATGTAGATATGACTACAGGCGAGTATACTGAAATCGTAAAAGACAAAGAGTAATGAGCGCTGTAGTAAGAAAAATCAGTATAGGGTCTGACTATAAAAATGACGCCATGCACTACGCTGTAGGACAAAATGTTTATGGAGGGCACACTATTACGGCTATACTTTTTAGCGAAAGTGATAATTCTTACAGCATTTACATTAAAAAGAAAGACGAGGTAATGCCATGGAAGAAATTCAACTCTAACATGGCTATATCCGTTGAGTATGACCTAGAATACTAATGAATAGCGTTTATGACTTTATTGTAACGCCTGTAGGAGGAAGATACAATAACGACATAAAAGTAGGTGATAAAAGTTTAGTACTTAATACTAGTATTGAAAAGTTTAAGTTTATAAACAAGGTAGCAAAAGTAGAATCTATACCTTTAGCTTATTCAACACCTATAAAAGTCGGGGATGAAATTATTATACATCATAACGTTTTTAGAAGGTTTTACAACCAACAAGGAAAAGATGTAAATAGTAGTAAATTTTTTAAGGAGGATAGTTATTTCTGTCAACCGGATCAAATATACTTATATAAAAGAAACAACGAATGGAAAGCTTTTAACGATAGATGCTTTGTTGCACCCGTTAAAGAAACAGACGTTTTTAGCAATAAAAAAGAAAAAAAGCTTGTTGGTATACTAAAATACGGCAACAAGTCCTTAGAAGCTTTTAAAATAGCTCCAGGTGACTTAATAGGGTTTACTCCTGACAGTGAGTTTGAGTTTACTGTAGATGGAGAAAAGCTTTACTGCATGAAATCTAATGATATTGTAATTAAATATGAATACAAAGGAAACGAAGAAAAGTATAATCCAAGCTGGGCAAAGAGCGGTTGAAGAACTAATTAAAGTAGCTAAAGAAGCTATAGTTGATTCTCAAGACGATCTTTCTGCGGACAAGTTGAAAAACGCTGCAGCCACGAAAAAGCTTGCAATATTTGACGCTTTTGAAATATTGTCTAGGATAGAAGAAGAAGAGGAAAGACTTAACGATAAACCTAAGGACGCAAAAAAAGAAGAAAAAACGTTTAAGGGCTTTGCAGAAGGGAGGTCTAAGTAACTATGTACGAACAAACATTATATAAAATAGAAAACGATCACATTAAGCCTAAAGTAATTAAGCAGATGAATCGTTATAAAAAGTGGGAGTATGGTTACAATGCTGAGCATGATATCGTGGTTATTAGCAAAACTGGAGAAATTGGAGAAATTTATAATATCCAGAATCTTAAGATCGCTTTACCTAAAGCAACAAAGAACGTATATAAACGCTCAGATAAAAAAGATGAGCAATTCTGGGAGACTGCGGAATATCCGAAAGAATTAAGTAAAATAAAAAGCGTATTTGATTGGGAAAAATATCCTGCTGACTTTAAAGAAAAGTGGTACGATTATATTGATCAAGAATTTAATTATAGAGATGAAGGTTTTTGGTTTTATAATAACGGTAAACCTACGTACGTAACAGGCACGCATTACATGTACCTTCAGTGGACAAAAATAGATGTAGGTCATCCTGATTTTAGAGAGTCAAACAGATTATTTTTTATATTTTGGGAAGCTTGCAAAGCAGATAAAAGAAGTTATGGTATGTGCTATTTAAAAAATAGACGTTCTGGATTTTCATTTATGTCATCTGCTGAAACAACACACCAAGCAACAATGTCTAGCGACGCTCGATTTGGTATACTATCAAAGTCAGGAGCTGATGCGAAAAAAATGTTTACGGATAAGGTTGTACCCATATCTATTAACTACCCTTTCTTTTTTAAACCCATACAAGATGGTATGGATAGACCAAAAACAGAGCTAGCATATAGAATACCCGCTAGCAAATTAACCAGAAAAAAGCTAGATTCAAATGAACAGCTTGAAGAGCTTGTAGGATTAGACACTACGATTGACTGGAAAAACACAGGAGACAACAGTTATGATGGAGAGAAATTAAAACTACTAGTACACGATGAAAGTGGAAAGTGGGAAAAGCCAGATAATATTTTAAATAACTGGCGAGTTACAAAGACTTGCTTAAGACTAGGTAGCAAGGTTATTGGTAAATGTATGATGGGCTCAACGTCCAATGCTTTAGAAAAAGGTGGAGCAAATTTTAAGCAATTATACGAAAACTCAAATGCAGAAAAAAGAAACCGCAACGGCCAGACTGGCTCAGGATTATATTCTTTGTTCATACCTATGGAGTGGAACTACGAAGGATACATTGACACTTATGGGTTACCTGTATTCGATACGCCAAAAAAACCTGTTAAAGGGGTTGACGGAGAATTGATAGACATGGGTGTTATAGAGCACTGGGAAAACGAAGTTGAAGGATTAAAAGATGACCAAGATGGGTTAAATGAATTTTATCGACAATTTCCAAGAACAGAAAAACACGCGTTTAGAGATGAAGCAAAAGAGTCTCTGTTTAACTTAACTAAAATATACGAGCAAGTAGACTATAACGAAGACTTAAGGAATTCGGCCGTAGTTACAACAGGTAGCTTTCAATGGAAAAACGGTATACAAGATACAAGCGTAGAATTTTACCCCAATAAAAATGGAAGGTTTAGAATAACATGGGTGCCACCGTATAACTTGCAAAACCGTGTGATAATAAAGAATGGAGTAAAATATCCAGGCAACGAGCACGTAGGTGCTTTTGGTTGCGATAGTTATGATATATCCGGAACAGTAGATAATAAAGGTTCTAATGGGGCTTTACACGGATTAACTAAGTTTAGTATGGAGGACGCCCCCGCTAATCATTTTTTCTTAGAGTATATATCAAGACCTCAGACGGCGGAAATATTTTTTGAAGATGTGCTAATGGCTTGTGTATTTTACGGTATGCCTATACTATGTGAGAATAATAAACCTAGGTTGTTATACCATTTTAAAAGAAGAGGCTATAGAGGTTTTGCTATGAATAGACCAGATAAAACTATTCATAAACTTTCAGTTACTGAAAAAGAAATCGGCGGAATACCAAACTCTAGCCAAGATATAAAACAAGCACACGCTTCTGCTATAGAAACATACATAGAAGAATTTGTAGGCCGAAAAGAAGAAGGATACGGTGATATGTACTTGCAAAGAACTTTAGAAGACTGGGCTAAGTTTAATATAAACAACAGAACAAAGCACGATGCCTCTATCAGTTCTGGTCTAGCTATAATGGCTTGTAATAAAAACAAATACACACCAGTAGCGAAAAGAGAACTTAAAGCCATAAGCTTAGGTTTTAAGAAATACGATAATAATGGATTTACATCAAAAATAATATAAATGATAAACACTAACTATAACAGCTCTTTTCCTAGTCAAGTCGTTAGCAACGCAGAAAAAGCAAGTTTAGAATACGGTAATAGTGTAGCTCAAGCTATAGAAGGTGAATGGTTCGGAAGTACTAGAAAAGCTAATAATAGATTTATTTCTAACTTAAACAACTTTCATAGCCTAAGACTTTACGCTCGAGGAGAACAGCCTATTCAAAAATACAAAGACGAGCTTTCAATTAATGGAGACTTATCTTATTTAAACTTAGATTGGAAACCTGTGCCTGTTATAGCTAAGTTTGTAGATATTGTTGTAAATGGTATATCTAATAAGAATTATGAAATAAAAGCTTTTGCACAAGACCCTGAGTCCTTAAAGAAAAAATCAGACTATGTAGAAGCTATTTTAACAGATATGCAGACAAAAGATTATCTTTCTGAAGTTAAAACAGCTTTTGGAGTTGATCTTTTTAGTGTAGAAAACCCCGACGAATTACCGAGAGATGAAGAAGAGTTGTCCTTGTACATGCAACTAAACTACAAGCAGCACGCTGAAATCGCCGAAGAACAGGTTATAAATAATCTTTTAGATAAAAATAAATATACCTTAACCAGCAGAAGGCTTAATTACGATTTAGTCACGTTAGGAATCGCGGCTACAAAAACAAGTTTCAACAAGGCAGAAGGAGTTGTTGTCAACTACGTAGACCCTGCTAATTTAGTATATTCTTACACGGAAGACCCTAACTTTGAAGATATTTATTACGTCGGAGAAGTAAAAGATATTAGCTTTTCGGATTTAAGAAAACAGTTTCCAGGCTTGACTAAAGAAGATCTTAAGGAAATAGAAAAATACCCCGGAAACAAAAACCACAATTACAGTGGCAGTACATATAGCGATGAAACCGTTACTTTAATGTACTTTGAATACAAAACCTACACAGATCAAGTTTTTAAAATAAAAACAACGGATCAAGGTTTAGAAAAAGCTATTGAAAAAACAGATGAATTTAACCCTCCTGAAAACGATTCGTTTAAAAAAGTATTTAGGAGCATAGAAGTTATTTATTCAGGAGTTAAGGTACTGGGTACTAATAAGCTTATAAAGTGGGAATTAGCTGAAAATATTACTAGGCCATATGCTGACACAACAAAAGCTATAATGAACTATAGCATTTGCGCACCTAGAATATATAAAGGCAAAATAGAATCTTTAGTTAGCCGTATCACGGGGTTTGCTGATATGATTCAGTTAACACATTTGAAGCTGCAACAAGTTATGTCTAGAATAGTGCCGGATGGTGTGTTTTTAGATATGGATGGTTTAGCCGAAGTAGATTTAGGTAACGGAACTAATTACAATCCAGCTGAAGCGCTTAATATGTATTTTCAGACTGGTAGTGTAGTAGGTAGATCACTTACCCAAGACGGAGAACTTAATAGGGGAAAAGTACCTGTTCAGGAACTTTCTTCTTCTTCTGGACAAGGTAAAATATCTTCTTTAATTAATACATACCAGTATTACCTTCAAATGATTAGAGACGTGACAGGGCTTAACGAAGCAAGAGACGGTAGTAACCCAGACAAAAATGCGTTAGTAGGCCTTCAAAAGCTAGCAGCCGCTCAATCCAACGTAGCGACTAGGCATATACTGCAGGCTAGTTTGTATTTGACACTTAGAACTTGCGAGAACATTTCTTTAAGAGTCGCGGATATGCTTGCGTTTCCTTTAACTAAAGCTTCTTTAGACTCAAGCGTATCTATATATAATTCTGGTATTTTGAAAGAAATGGCCACATTAAACCTCCACGATTTTGGAATTTACTTGGAACTGGAGCCGGAAGAAGAAGATAAAGCTAAATTAGAGCAAAACATACAAATAGCGCTACAGTCCGGTCAAATATTTTTAGAAGACGCTATAGACATACGAAACGTAAGCAACCTTAAGTTAGCAAATCAAATGCTAAAGTTTAGAAGGCTTAAAAAGCAAGAAAATGATCAAGCTGCTCAGCAAGCAAATATACAGGCTCAAAGTCAGGCTAACGCTCAGGCTTC